AACGCTCACTGGCCCAGAATGCGAAAAACCCACCAAAAGGCGGGCTTAATCATGACGCCTTAGCTAGTTCGACGAAAATGGTTGCGGGAGTAGGATTTGAACCTACGACCTTCAGGGTAGTAGTTTCTTTAATTTTATCAATGGCTTACGTGACGATTTAGTTGATAACGTCATAACTAGTGTTTAGCTAGGTAATTTTAAATCTTGACAAGTGTCGTAGTTAGTGCGAATAATACGAGGCCGCATGGGGCCGAGTACCCCCAGAGGGGTCTACTAATATATATTATGGAGTAGCTAAATGAAGAAGCCACTTGATGGTGGAAAAGGAAGTGATCCAAGAACATCTAACCCAGACACTAGGAAAGCTTTCCAATCTGGATATGACGCAATCGACTGGAGTAAGAAAGCCCCAGTAAAAACTAATGATAAAACTACACTGTGCGATAACACAGACGAGGCCACTAGCAATGACGATCCCCAAAAGAGAACAACTAGAATACGTAAATAGTATTAAGATCGGTGACGGTGAGCGCAAGACGTTGAACTGCCCCTTCTGCGGAGGAGTTAAGAAATTTACTCTGTCCCACCAAGATGGCAAACTTATTTGGAATTGTTTTAAAGCTAGCTGTACTGCAAAAGGTGCGTACCGCGTCGGACATAGTCTGGAATCTATCAAGACTGGGTCATACAAAGTAACCACCCGCATTAAACGTACTAGGGATGTCCCCGAGCTACTTAGCGACCCCGCAAACCACAACCGAGTTATGGCTTACTTAGAGGCTAACAACTGTCTTTATGCCTACAATAACAAAATAAATAAAATTTCCTATGATCCAAAAGAAGATCGGGTACTGTTTCATACTAATGGTGTTGGTGCGGTAGGTAGAAGCCTATCTAAAAGAATTCCAAAATGGCTTACTTATGGCAACACAGACGGTCTTTTTATAAGTGGTAACAGTGACATAGCAGTGATTGTAGAGGATGCCGCCTCTGCTTGTGCAGTAGCCGCTACGGGAGCCTACACAGGGGCCGCGCTACTTGGAACAAATGTCTCACCCCTACAGCGGGCCGAGTTAAGGCAATACAAGATGGTTTATATTGCTCTTGACAAGGACGCGAGTTCTGTCGCTATTAAACTATACAAGAAGTTAAGCCTGCCTAATGTTCGGATAATATTTCTACAAACCGACTTAAAATACTTAGACAAGGACAGGGTCTTGGACTGCTTGAAATGAAGGCGAATATAAAAGGAAGGAAATATTGTGGCACAGAAAATAAAACTACACGGAACGCATAACACACCCAATATTGGTTTTTTTGGATTATCCGTAACCCAGTGGAGCACCCCAAATAGAGCTCCTCCTCTTTTGGCGTCCCGTCCAACTCCATCACACCACATTAAAATAACCCCGTACTGAGGTCGGGAATACGTAGAGGGCTAAACATGATAAAAGTACGAGGCATAGCTATAATCGATTACGATTTACCAAATGGCTACATGGATGCAGGCGAAGAGCAGGTAAAACTCAAAGCCGCTATTGACGAACTGGTCAAAGGAAATCCAAGAGTAGTCTTTCACGCTGTAGATGTGCGTGAACGTAGGGATAGAGGCTCCGTGCCCGACATTAAAAAGATGAAGTTACGCATCTCCTAAAATTAAATATTATAAAATAGCTCCCATAACGGGGGCTTTTTTTTGTCTGCACGGTAGACACTAGTGTCATTGCTGAGTTATAGTTCAGCCACTACAAATGACACTAGGATGTTGATATGTTAGACAGTACCTTACTTAAATCTCTTTTGAGCCATGACTTTTTTACTGAAAACCGCACTAACCTTACCGAGAACTTATTCAACGGCGAGTACAAAGACCTCTTTCGAGCCCTACGAATAGGGCATGAGAAGTATGCCGCAGACCTGAGTAGCCACGACCTGAAGGCGCTGTGGGTTGCCGATAATCCTGTAGCTACTCGCGCAGAGTCTGGCGAGATTACAGACCTCCTCGCAGAGATAGACAATTCCCCCAGCATAGCCCCTGCCGTCGCATCTGACCTCCTCAGTGAGCTCTGGATGCGTAACTGGGGCCTAAAGGTATCCAACCTAGGTATAGAGATTACCGAGGGCTCTAAGGATGCAGTAGAGCGCCTGAAAGATCTTATGTCCCGCTCCAAGGAAGGTATGATGCCTTCTGACTTCGGTGCCCCTACGACTATGGACATCGAAACGCTCTTGCAGTCTGCGACTGATGAAGGACGATTCCAATTCAACCTCAACACGCTCTCTAGAAATATCTATGGCCTAGGTCGTAAGGAATTTATGGCCGTGTTCGCCCTACCCGAGACGGGCAAGTCTGCCTTTGTCGTATCCTTGGCCTGTGGCCCGGGGGGTTTCTGTCAGCAGGGTGCCAAAGTACTTCTGCTCGGCAACGAGGAAGATACGGGCCGTACTATGTTGCGAGCTATGCAGTGCTGGGGAGGTATGACCCTAACTGAGGTTATATCTGATCCTAAACTAGCCCGACAGAAGTTCAGTCAGATAGAAGACAACATCGAGATGCGTGACATCCAAGAGTGGGATCTAGCAAAGATCGAGTCCTACATTGAGCACGGCGATTTCGACATAGTTATTTTAGACCAAGGGGACAAGATCCAGCTTGGCGGTAATGCATTCAATAACTCTCACGAACGCCTACGAGAACTTTACCGCCGTCTGCGTGAGCTAGCCAAGCGTCAGGACGTAGCTTTAATAACCGTCTCTCAGGCGTCCAATGAAGCCCGCGGCCGTACTAAGCTTTCAGGTTTTGATATGGAAGGTTCCAAGATTGGCAAGATGGCCGAGCTCGATGTTTGTATCGGAATTGCAAAGCAAGAATCTAGCGATGTCGAAGACTCAGAGATCGACTTCACGCGGTACGTAACCGTTTCCAAAAACAAACTTAGCGGATGGCATGGCACGGTCATATGCAACCTAGAGCCTGCCATTAGCAGGTACGTGGAATAATTTATGGGAGCAGGCCAATGTTAATACAGCTTAATAAACATGACATGACTCAGTCAGAAGTAATGGGTGCGGACACGGTAAAGCTCTGCGAGATGGCAGGATTTAATCCCCGTCTGGAGAACGACAACCAATCGCGTGTCGAGGCTAACCAGTGGGGGTTCAAAGCAGAGTTTGCTGTTGCTCGGGTCTTAGACCTGACCCCGCCAACACTTACGGTGACTACGGATGGTGGTGCGGATCTCTGGATAGACGGAGAGACAACTATCGACGTTAAGTTCACGAACATGGCCAACGGGCCTTTGATATTCGATAGCATGGCAAAATTCCGCTCTAACATAGCGGTACTGTGCGGGCGCACAAAAGAAGATGATGTAGTCCGCATTAATGGGTGGATAACCCGCGAGGCTTTCAAAAATAGATACAAGAAATTCGACTTCGGTTACGGGCTTCGGCTCATGATCTCGGCCGACGATCTGGAACCTATTGAGACACTTTGGAAGCAAATGATAAAACTGAAATACGGGGCAACAACTAATGAAAACAGAAATAGTATTCGATTTGGAGACGACGGTTCAGAGATGGGACAACATCAAGGACAACTCCCCTTACAACAAGAAGAATAAGATAGTAGGTGCCTACTGGCGCGTCATAGAAGATGGAGTACTCGGGCCCGCTAAACGGGCTGTGTTTTTCCATAAAGAACAGGATACCCCTGACAGCATTGATGAGTTTGTATCTGACCTAAACCGCGCTAGTCGCGGGATATGCCACAACTCTAAATTTGACTACAGCTACTTGCTAGAGGCAGGCTTCAAGTTACCCCCGCCCTATTGCACAATGATAGGCGAGCACATCTTGGCTCGGGGTACTGACGTACTGAAATCACTCAAGGCCACCGCAGAAAGACGGGACGTTACCCGTAAGAAAAGTGAGCTTGTCGATGAGCTTTTTAAGTCGGGCGTGGATTTCTCAGAGATGCCTCTGGCCACAGTAAATGAGTATGCGGATGCGGATGTGTTGGCGACTGCCGAGATATATATCCAGCAATCTCAGGAGTGGGAAGAAGCGGCTAATACAGGACTAAAGCCTATCGTCCGTCTTATGAATGAGAACACAGAGTTTCTCATAGAGATAGAGCGTAACGGCGCTAAGATTGACCTAGACGAGCTTGCAGTAGTTAAGCAGGAGCTCCTAGACGAGCAGGCTTTACTTACAGTCGAGATGTCTCAGTTGGTCATAGATCTGATGGGGGATACCCCAGTCAATCTAGCGAGTGGAGAAGATCGCACAAAGCTTATCTATAGCCGTCGCATACTGGATAAGGGATACCACAAGCGGACATTTAACATAGGCACTAACGCGCAGGGAAAACCCCTACCGTATGCCCGCATGTCAGATAGTAAGTTTGTGAACACGGTACGAAAGTCTACGCGCCGAGTAATGAAAACTGTTGCCTACCACTGTGACGACTGCAACGGGCGAGGAACCTTTAGAAAATTTAAAGCTAATGGCGAGCCTTGGAAGAATACCTCTAAGTGTGCCGTGTGTGACGGAAGGGGCGTCCGCCTAGTAGAAACCAATAAGGTAGCAGGGCTAAAGCTTATACCCGACGGGCCGCAGGATGCTTCTGCCAACGGATTTAAATCCGACAAGATGACAATTAATAGGCTGATCAAGCAGGCTGAGAATAAAGATAACTTGGACGCGATAAAGTTTCTGACAATGCTGACGCGCCTCAATGCCCTGTCTACTTACCTAGACAGTTTCGTTAAGGGTATCGAGACATGGACGCGGGCTGGAGGATTACTCCACGCGCAGTTTAATCAGACGACTGCAAAGACCTCACGACTATCGTCTAGCAACCCAAATTTTCAAAACCAGCCGAAGAAATTCCCCGTCCGCCGTTGCGTAGTTTCACGCTGGGATGGTGGAGAAATTTACGAGATGGATTACTCAGGATTAGAATTCAGAGCGGCTGGATTGTTGTCTCGCGACCCTCAAATAATTTCCGACATTGCCGAGGGAAAGGATGTCCACAAACAAACTGCCGCGATTATAAATCAGTGTGAAGTTTCCGAAGTCAGTAAGCAGATGAGACAGGCGGCCAAGGCCTACACGTTTGCCCCGCTGTATGGTGGGATGGGTATGGCAGAGGCGGAGCACGTACAGGCATACTTCAAAAAGTATTTCACTATTTATAAGGGGCTGGCTGATTGGCATAAGTCTCTAGCAGACGGCGTCCTAAAAGATGGCATGGTACGCACCCCCAGTGGTCGTGAATTCCATTTCCCAAATGCCAAAAGAATGCGCGGTGGTCGAGTTACTAATCACACGCAGGTAGTGAATTTCCCCTGCCAGTCATTTGCCACCGCGGACATAGTTCCTGTGTCCTGCATCCGAGCACTCAGGAAGTTTAGAGAGCTCGGGCTTACGTCTAAATTGATACTGACTGTACACGATTCAATAGTTGTAGATGTCTTCCCGGGAGAACGGGATGCCGTCACAAAAGCTCTTACGTGGTCTATGCGCGACATAGGCGATGAACTTAAAGAGCGGTTTGATTTCGATCTATTTATTCCTCTCGATGTTGAGGCGGATAGTGGGCCGAATTGGTTAGAAATGACCCCAGTAAGCCTTTAGTTATACTTGACCTATGACACTAACTAAAGTACATTAAACTTAATACATTAAACTAAAAAAACGGTGAAACCTATGAGCAGTAAAACTGAATTAACAGCAATAGATCCTAAAGAAGCGGCACAAGTAGCTATGCTACTCGGAGCTAAAGAATCTCCTAACTCCAATAGTTCTAACGAGCGCCTGCCACAGCTTAAAACTAACTCTAAGCGTAAAGATCCACAGGGACGTAAGCTAGAAGAAGGCACGTTCTTTCTTACTGGCGTTGATGAGCCTGTGTACACAAGCGAAGTTACTATACGTGTACTAAGTCAGATGTTTCAGTGGCTACACTACGACCAAGAAGAGAACAAAGTTGCTAACAAAACTCTTCTAATTCCTAATTTTAGACAGGAAGCCCGAGACATCAAGGGCGGGTTGCGTTGTGGTAAACCTACGTCAAAAGTACTCAAGGATTTACCAAAGGCTGAACAAGCTAAGTACAAAGATATTAAGTGCTTTCGACAGTTGCGTGTTTTGGTCAGCTACACAGGTAAAGATGCGGATGGCAATGAAAGCACTGTAGAGAACGTGCCAGCAATCATGTTGCAGAAAGGCGCTAACTTTAATCCGTTCGAGGATGAGTTCATCAAGGCCCTACCTCGAGGTGCTAACCTCTATGACTACCCAGCCAAAGTGACTGCGGAAGAGATGGAGAACGGCTCAGTAATTTACTACGTCATGCACTTTGAGCCGCTACTGGCCAAGGCTTTCATGTTAGATCAGCCTACCTTCGACACTATGAAACGCTTTGCCGAGCTTATCATTGCAGAGAACACCATGATTGAGGGAGCGCACAACAAAGCCCTCCGTCAAGCTAATCTGCAAGATGATGCCATAGACGCGGTAGCTAGCTCGTCCTTAGAGGATGATCTGGAAGATGATCAGGCGGCCTAACAGCCCCTAGAAATCTAACGACTGAGAGGGGGGAAACCCCCTTTCTTTCCACTCCAGACATTACTGAGGCGTGTTATGAATAACATACTTGAAACGCAACTGCGTATGACTATGGATGCGCTGTCTAACGGCGTCGCTGAAATTGACGACGACCTACTCGATCACATTGTTGAAGAGGCTGGCGAGCAGTGTAAGCAAGCTCTCCGTAAGCAATTGGATCGCAAACCCCAAAAATTTCGTATGCGGCCTAGTAATCTAGGCAGGCCTCTCTGTCAGCTATTGATGGAGAAGAGTGAAGCCGAGCGCGAAAAAATGCCGTATAACCACATCTTCAGGATGATGTATGGCGACATGACTGAGATCCTCGTAGAAGTTTTAGCGAAGATTTCTAAGGTCAATATCACAGGCGGAAAATCATCTACTAGTGTTACCTTCTCTGGACAAGAAATTGTTGGTGAGAACGACATTGAGATTGATGGTAAGGTCTACGATACAAAATCCACATCACCATGGGCGTATGACAATAAGTGGACTGATGGCTGGGCAGGCGTTCGTAAGGACGATGCGTTTGGCTATTGTGCTCAGTTGCTGGCGTACAGTGCGGACATGCCTATGGGCGGCTGGATTGTGGTTAACAAGTCTACGGGAGAGTTGCGTGTTGTAGAAGCACAGCCGACTGAATCCGATTTAGACGATCTACGCTCAAGCATCGAGAACACTCTAGCTCAAGTAGGCAAGTCAGATGGCACGTTGATCAAGTGCTTTGAGCCTATGGAAGAGCAGTTTAGGCGAGTGCCTACAGGGTCAAAACGACTCCACACTACCTGCACCTTTTGTAGCTACAAGCGACATTGCTGGCCAGATGCTGTGTACAAGCCCCAGACAGGCTCCAAGGCACAGAACCCCCGACACTACTGGTATTCTGAGTACGCGGGTAAGAATATGCCGGAGGCTGTATGAAAAGCAACGTGCGCCAACGTGCTATCCGAGCAGGCTACCGTTCAGGCATAGAGCAGGACATTTCTGAACAGCTACAGGAGAAGAAGATTGAGGCTGAGTATGAGCCGTTCAAGATTCCATATTCTGTACCTGAGAGCAAGCATACCTACACCCCTGACTTTGTTCTGGGTAACGGTCTCGTACTTGAGTCCAAAGGTAGGTTTATGAATGCCGACAGGAAGAAACACTGCCTCATCAAAGCGCAGTACCCTGACCTAGATCTACGTTTCGTATTTTCCAATTCACGATCCAAACTGAACAAAGGATCTAAGACTACTTACGCCTCTTGGTGCGAGAAGAACGGATTCCTTTACGCCGATAAAATGGTGCCTCTGGAATGGCTTAAAGAAAAGCCAAACAAGAAGAGCCTAAAAGTAATTTCTAAAATACTGGGGGCTTAGGCATGTCTAAAAAAGACGGTTTTAATGGGATTTATATAGAGCTTACCAGTGAGGGGGAGGGCGACCTCTCTTTTGGTGCTGGGATGGAATTTACGGATACAGCCACCCCCGAGTACAAAGCGTACATGGAGACTTTGTTGGCTGGGGTTTTCTGTATCTTCAGTACGGACATTGCTCAGGTGGAGGCTCTAGGGGCCTACATGCGTGAGCATGAGGGGTTTGACTGGGGCGAGAGCCCGCCCAAGACGCCCACCCAAGACGGCGATGCTCTCGAGGGCGATCTTCTCTCTGATCTCAAGATCTACAAAACATCCAAACTAATACACTAGGAGACACTAGCAATGACCATAACAGCACAGTTCCCCCCGTTTTCTTCCGAGGACGCTAACACGGCCCTAGAAGAACATCGGGCCGCAGAGAAACTTCCAGAAAACGGTAATTCGTATGTAGA